CCGTGTATAGGACTGGCCGATACTGTCTTTTCAAAGAACGGTGAACCAAATGTATCAACGAGTTCTCGTTGACTTGTAACTCTAAATACCTTACCTGCATTGGCTGCAGTGGTGCCTGAAGCTGTGCCTGTGCCAGCTCCGTTTATTTTGTTTTCAGCAGTGGCTACAACAATTAACGGAACCGTGCCTGGTTCAGCTGGAGTGTAAAAACTCTCGTCAATTACTTGTACTTCTACGCCTGGTGATGTTAGTGCCATTCGACTGTCTCCTAGGGTTAAATCAATGTACTATTATTTAGCGGCATCATTAAAAAACCCCAGGATATACAAGATTGAAAAGGGGCTGAAAAGGTGTAAATATACTTATGAGACCCCTTTGTAAGTGTGGACAACGACCCCGTGCTGTGAACTATAAAAAGAACGACAAGATATATTATCGAAGCCTCTGCGAAATCTGCATGGCTAATGGTCTAAGTTTTGGTATACCCAGATGGTATCGATCTGGGTATCGAATTAAAAATCAATGCGACAAGTGCGGATTTCGTTCAGCACACAAAGAAGTTTTTAGAGTATTTCACATGGACGGCAATCTAGACAACTGTCGCTACAACAATTTAAAAACTGTGTGTTCGAACTGTGCTCAAATACTAGGCAAAGAAGGAATCACTTGGCGACAGGGCGATCTTGTCGCTGACTACTAGACTAGCTGACTGCCTATAAAGGTCATCAATAGAACTATTGTTGTCAATGACCACATCAAAATCACTGCCTAACCAAGCCCACTCGCTAGCGTGTATCTTGCGCATTTTCATTGCGTTCAATCCCACGTTGTTGCCTTGATTTGCGCTGACTGCATCTGCATACCAGTCGGGCAGTGTGCCTCTTTGTACCCAAACAATGCTGCCACCTGCACGTTTTAGTGATTCAATTTCATTGGGGAATCTGCAATCTGAAATAACAATATTATCTCGACTGTTGCGCAGTTTGTTTTCTAGGCTGGCAATCCATATATCATCGTGAAATGCCTTACGACAAACTTCAGTACCCCAGTATTGTAGAACCCATCTTGGAGTCAATGTAGGCATATCTAGTCTAGCGGCCCACCAAGGATCTACTTGTTCACGCCATTCACGTGCTTCTTTAGTTCGACCTTCCAGCATGGTTCTGTCCCAGCCAAATACTGATGCCACTGCGTCTTTAAGGGTTGATGCAAAACTTTCTCTACGAAACTCGTGAAAATTCACTAGATAGTCTGCAACTGTGTCTTTACCTGAGCCAATAAAACCGCAAATTCCAATAATCATAATATTCTCCAACTGTATAAAGTATACAGGAGAATATTGCTGCGGTCAACCTATAATAAAAGTATATCCTTGGCCGCCTGGTACTAATTTCATCAAATCATCTGTGAGTTTTTCAATTTCAGTAGTGGCTTCTGCTTTCATTGCCGCACCGTTTAGACTGCTTCCGCCTTGCGGGCCAGCAATTTGAGCAAATTTTTCACGAGCTTGACCTAACATCATCTTGCAGTTGGCTAAACTATAGTCTTTGATCCATTGTCCTGCATAGGTATCGTCAATAATAGCAAAATCTGGTTTAGTATTGTAAACCCATAACATTACTTCTTCATCACCCCTAGGACGCTGTTGAATCATTATCTTGCGACTTTGTGGTTGCCAGGTAAAATTGATAAACGATCCAAACATCTTGCCTACTAATTCTTGATAACCACTGAATAATTCGTAGGTTAATAGTCCGCCCATATTTGTCGAACTCAACAAATAGGTATTGGTATAGGCCATGTTAAACGGCTCAAATACTGTGCCGCCAGTACCGTTACCACTTCTTGATCCAACTGATCTACGAAATATTTGTCGCACCTGTTGTACTTCTTTAGGCAAAATATATTCTTGCTGATTTTCTCTCAGCGTTAAAAATGCATAACTTTCTTCAACGGCATTATCTGAACGCTGTCGAAATACGCCTAATGCTCTGTTTAGTGCAGTTTCGTAATGTATAGGATCTAGCTCTACGTCAATCATGCCGTCGCCTAGCATGGCTTTGCAGTAACTAAAAACTTCTTGCTTGGATTGGTCTATTTGGCTCATACAACTATTTATCGTAGCGGTAAATATATGACTATGCCAAGACTGAGCCTTTACCGTCCTGAAAAGGGCAATGATTATAAATTTATAGATAAAAATATCTGGGAAATGTTCCAGGTTGGTGGTACTGATGTGTTTATACATCGATATCTAGGTCCCGGATCTACTGGGAATACTGCCTCTCCTACACAACCCGTATATAACACCAGTGATCCTACACAGATCCAAGACCTGCTGTTTTTAGAAAACAGAGATCGCAAGTATGATCCCGATATCTATATCATGCGAGGAGTGTACAGTCTTCAAGATCTAGATTTTAATCTAAGCCAGTTTGGATTATTTTTACAAAACGATACTGTTTTTATTACGTTTCATATCAACGACACTATAGAAAAATTAGGCCGTAAGTTGATCAGTGGAGATGTTATAGAACTGCCGCATTTAAAAGATGATCATGCTCTTAATGACTTTCAATTTGCTCTTAAAAGATTCTATGTAATTGAAGAAGTAAATCGGGCTGCAGAAGGATTCTCAGTTACTTGGTATCCGCATCTATATCGTGCCAAATGTAAACCCCTAGTTGACAGTCAAGAATTCAAAGAAATACTGGATCAGGTTGCTAACAAAGATGCAATGGTTGGTACATACAACTCTGCTGTAATCTATTATCCAGGTGATGTTGTCACTGGGTTGGATGGAAAAAATTATACAGTGCTACAAGAAGTAACTGGAGTTGCACCTCCTAACGCTACCTATTATGAACTAGCCGACAGCTTACGAAACATAATGAGCACCTACGAAAAAGAAATGCAGATCACCCAGGCAGTGCTTGATCAGGCCGAAGCAGATGCTCCAAGGAGCGGTTCAGATACTACCCAGTTTTATACGCTAACCGTGGACGAGGATAAATTACCGGTACTGGTCAGCGCAGATAACGGCCTGTTAGATGCTAGCTTAGAAACTCAGGCCACTGATGAAGCAGGCAATCTTTTGTTTAACATCGATGGTACTCCGGTGTATGTAGGATCTACTGCTGCCACCGCTTTACTATCATCAGAAATATCTGGTTATAACGGATATCTTGTTGGTGATGGTGTTCCTCCAAACAGTGCTCCATTTACGGCTGGCATAGCCTTTCCTCTAGCTCCTGCAAATGGTCAATTCTGTCTACGTAAAGATTATTTCCCTTATAGGTTGTTTAGATATAACGGATCAAGATGGGTCAAAGTTGAAGACAAGGTAAGAATGACTATGAGTAACTTGGGACCAAGTGATGTTGGTGTAGGTGATCAATTTGAAGGCAAGGATGTTCGTCAGACACAAAAAGCTGGATTTATTAACAATACAAATACAGACACAATAAATGGACACACTGTGAAAGAAAGACAGAGTCTCAGCAAGGCTCTAAGACCAGAGGCAGATGAATAATGGATTATTTTTACGATGCGCAAGTAAGACGATATGTCACACAGTTTATGAGAATCTTTATAGGATTCAAATACAAAACTGGAGGCGATGTTCCTGAGGAGCGACACGTGCCTGTGTTGTACGGTGATATGACCAGACAGGTTGCCAGCATGATTAAAGACAACAGTGAAAACAAACTGTCAACGGTGCCTAGAATAGCCTGTTATATCAGTGGTCTTGAGTTGGATAATTCTAGACTCAGTGACTATAGTTTTGTTAGTAAACTATCTGTGAGAGAACGGCAGTATACTACTAATCCAGCAGGCGAAAGAGAATACGGTGGTGTACAGGGCGGTGGGTACACAGTAGAAAGACTCATGCCTACTCCATTCAAACTGTCTATGAAAGCAGAAATCTGGACCAGTAACACAGATCAAAAACTTCAGTTGCTGGAACAGATTTTGGTATTGTTTAATCCCAGCCTTGAAATTCAAACTACAGACAACTATGTTGACTGGACCAGTATTAGTGTAGTAGATCTTAGTAGCATTAATTTTAGTTCTAGAACTATTCCTCAAGGAACAGAAAGTGACATTGATATATGTACCCTAGACTTTCAAACTCCTATCTGGATCAGTCCGCCTGCTAAGGTTAAGAAAATGGGTATTATTAAAAACATCATCATGAATGTATTTGGGGAATCAGGACAATTGTTAGGTCTAGAAGATCTCATATTCAATGGTGACAGTGCGTCCACTCAGATACGAAACACCGTGGATCGATTTGGTGTATTATTAATATTAAACAAGGCTACAGGATTGTATGATCTCACTGTGTTAAATGTATATGAAGCAGTGATAGCCCTAGGTCTAGATGAAACTCCTTACAAAGGCAATCAACAAAGACTAGATTGGTATAAAATACTAGAGCTTCACGGTGGGTATACAGGCACCAGTAGAATACATTTTACACAGCCCAGCGGCTATGAAGTCACAGGCACATTTACCGTAAATGAAGTTGATCCTACATATCTAGTGATAGATCTTGACATGGACACAGTCCCTACTAATACAATATTACCTGTGACTGCTATCGTTGATCCCTACAAGTTTAGCCCTATTGAAAAATTTGGAAGTATTGCCGCAATTCCTGTAGGCACAAGATATCTAGTGTTAGACGATGTCAATAACAGTGCGAATGTAGGACAGCACGTGGAAAATTCTGGCTGGAACAACTTTGATTCTGGATCAACTGCCTACGACGGCCCAGATGCATGGAAAGATCTCATAGGTAATGACACTGTGATTAAGGCCAATTCTATAATTCAATGGACCGGTACTGTATGGCAAGAAACGTTTGACCCTAGCATAGTGACAACTATTCAGTATTTCACCAACTTGACCACAGGTGTGCAATACAAGTGGGACGGCACACAATGGTTACGATCATTTGAGGGCGAATATGCTGCCGGATATTGGAGATTTGATCTAGACGCTTGATAAGTATCTAGATGCAACAACGTGCCGGTCTACTGTTTCTAAGTAAAAACACCAAAAGAATTCTTCTTATTTTAGAAGATGCTAAATGGACTGTGCCTACATTTGTGAGAAACAGCAGTCTATTAGAAGATGCTGAGCCGTTGTTAAATAATTTTTCAGTGGGTAAAATTTTACCCATAGAATTGTATCTCAGTGAGGATCGTGGATTTGAATACGGCACATATATCTGTCTAGTTGATGATGAATTTCTCACAACATCATCTGCTACTATATGTTGGGCTGCATTGAATCATTTGCCTAAACAATTGCACACAGGTTTAAAAAACACACTGAGTAATACCATAATTCGTACAAAAATTGAAACTATATTGGAGTTAGAAAATGTCAAGCATACTGCAAAAATCTACTAGATTTATCAAAGACTGTGAAAGATATGAATCAGTGATAGCCACCATGCCAGAGGGCAATGTAAAAAATGAAACTGTGCAATTGTTGCAAAAGTTATCTTATAGCATTAAAAAACTTGATAACATGCATCTAGAAATGATATACTCTAGACAGTTGCCAACTATGGGCAATGAGATGAAACAAGAAATATCAGATTTACGAAAAAAATTAGAAACTAGAATTAGAGACTGGTCGCAGACTCAGAAAAATTAAATACTAATAAAGTTTTTAACTACAATAGTACCTACCATAGCAGCATGAACGCTACACTGATATCTGTAGTTGCCGGAAATATCACTTGGAATTTTCCAATACAGTGTACCAGATGTTTGTCCTTGAGCAGCTGATTCTATAGTCACCGTGCCTCCTGTAGTAACGTGAATCAATCCAGTGTTATAATTTGTGCCTGTATTATTCTGTATCAAGAAAGGATGACCAATTACATTGAGATTAAACGCTATGGTAGTACCATTTATTGCATATATTGTAGGGTCGTCGCCTCCGTATTGATCAAATCTGTACGCACTGGCGCCGTTATTGGTTACATTTAGTCTTGTAATTGCTGGTAGATAAAATTGGTCAATGGTAAGGTCTGCACGATCACTCAGCCCAGTGAACGCTGTAGCGCCTGCCGATGCAGTACTAGTGATTGTCACAGTATCTGTAGCAGCATTAGTTGTAAGTGTTATACCTGTACCAGCCACTAGTGTTAGCGTATCTGAGGATGAATCCGCTACCACTGAACTTTGACCAGCTATCGCTATAGTTGCAAAGCTATCAGATGCTGCACCACCTCCAGCAACTGTAGCCCATGTGTTGTCGCCTCTTAGATATGTAGTAGCATCTCTTGTGCCTGCTGTGCCTAACCTTAAGACCGGAACAGTGCCGCTGTTTAAATTTGTAGCATTTAAGGCGGTAAGATCTGGGCTGCCGCTAATGACATTCCAAGCAGTGCCGTTATAACGCCACGATTTTTGATCAACGGTGTAGACTTCATCGAGTGTTGGACTGTTAGGAAAATTTATAGGCATTTTTTAATCTCTTTAAAATATTTATCAACGACCCAATCTCAGTTTTAGACCACTGGTAATATTGAGATTGGAAAGAATTTTTCTTGACCCTATCCTAAATCTAGCATCGAATGGTCCTTGATAAAGCACTCGAGCATCGCCGCCTTCGAGACTTTCATAGTCCAGCCAATTGGCTGTATTAGTAGTAGTTGATTCTGTACCAAAATAAAAATCGGCAGCGTCTTGTGTTTCTAAAGATTGCAGCCATGCTTTGACTTCTACCCAGGTCCAATCTCTATTCCACTCTAACACAGTGGCTATAAGTCCTGTGGCCACAGGGCAGGCAGCACTAGTTCCACTAAAAGCAGCATCGGTAGCATTTCCAGAATTGTAGCTTAGAGCAGCGTAAGTGTCGGGTCTTGGCCAATTTGTGCTATAGCCTCTATTAGCTGCCAACGTGCCATCTGCAGGGGCATATACGTCTATGCTGTTTCCCCTATCGCTGTAAGAAACTTTGGCTTCTTTTGAAGTTTTATAATCATCATCCAATGCACCTATATTGATCACAGGATAAATCACTGTGCCGTTGACATCGGTGTATTTGCCGCCTGCTTGAGGGAATCCTCTTCTATTTGTTGTGCCAAATACTGCAACGCCAAATTCAGTAAACGTAGAATCGGCCAGGCTTCCGCCATTAGTAGTGGTAATAAAATTGTTAAAGTCTGGATGACTGCTATTCACTTGTTTTTGATTGCTGTTGCCGGAAGCTGCAACAAAAATTACTCCAGCAGCAATCAATTCATCTTGTGCTGTAGTCAATGAATTTGTTTTCATTTCACTTTTCCAACGGCCGCTATCGCCCTGTGTGCCCATATGACTCAGCCAATTTATCCCTACTTCAGTAGTATAGGCAGTGTTACTTGTTGATCTATGAGTGTAATAATAAGTTGATCCGCCGGGATCTTTGTTGGCTCGATAGCCCCAGCTATTGCTTGTTATTGTGGGATTTCTAGTATTAAAAAGAGGGTTTACTGGCTTTACTGTATGGAATATTTTCATCAGATCGAACCCCTCTTCTATGCCTATCCCTAAGCCTCCGTATAGATCTAATACCCATTTATTGGCATTATAAGCCCAGCCTTGTGTCCTACCAAAGGTCAGAGCAGCACAACATGTGCCGTGATCGCCTTCGTTAGATAATGCAGCATTAGTACCATTGCAGTTTGCTCTAGTATAATTAGAAGTAACACTCACTGTTCCTGCATTCGCAAACTGTGTGCTGCGTTGGGAACTGGTTGACCACCATGATCTTGCCACTGATTCCACAGGAACCGTGGTGCCGTCCCATCTAGTGATTAATCTTGACGCGGCATTAGCATTGAACCAATCTGGATCTATGTAATATGGAGCATCTAGAACTAAATCTAATAAATCACAGGTGCCGTTGCCTGGAAGTAAATTACCTCCGACATAGCCACTGGGCTTTGGCACAGCTTCAAACGGACTAGAATCGGACAAACTATTACTTTGAAATTCTGGGTGCCCAATCCAAGTGCCGTCATCCGCAACTATGACATCTATGTTCTTGCCCGTGCCGTATTGTGGAATGTTGATATTGACCACTGCATTGTCTGCTAGTGCAGCATCTACCCAGGGATCTAATTTTTGTATGCATCTATAAAGCTGATATCCGGTTCTGTTGACGTCTGACGTATCAGGAGTGGGGGGCAACGTGTCAGAAACAGAAAATTCTCTGTAATTTTTCACCGAATCTGTATATCTGTTTACTAAATCTGGTCTTACTGAATGCAGTTCGTCGGGCGGTGGTTTGAATTCAGCGTAGCGTTTATAATCTATGTTAATGAATTTTATTCTTGGATCAGTTTTTAACTGCTCTGCTTCTGCGTCAGTGAGAAGATACGTGCCTCGAGTTAAACTGTGCAGTTGATCATCTACGCATTCAATTCCTCGAAAAGGAACAGATTGACTAACATGCCCCGTCGAAATTAGTTCAGCATTTAGCTCGTCCCATTCTGCTTCAGTATGAGTTGCTAATTGATAATACTTTTCCATAGATTAATGCAGATCTACCCAAACACCTGCTGCTCGAACTTGTAGCTTATTGGTAGTTGTGTTATAGATAACATCGCCGTTGGCTGCTATCAAAAGATCTCTTTCCCCAGATGTAAAAGACGCCATTTTCAAAGGGCTTGCAGTTATTTCTACACGGGTACCAGCTGTTAATTGTATTTCACTGTCTGAAAATAGTTCAGGAATACCAGATCCCTGACTTGAAAAATTGCCAGTTAGTACAATGTCTTTTACAGTTAATTGATTATTCACTGACAAATTCAATGCAACATCAACACTGTTATCTATCACAAGATTATTTTGCACAGTGACATCAGATTCAAAAATCACCGCGGGCGTAAATATTATAGCGGAAGAATCCGAAGAGTCTATAGTGGTAACAGCAAAGGTAATATTGCCTGTAGAACCACCACCAATGATTGTGATGTTGCCCGAGCCATCGGAGGTTGTAGTAATGCCGCCGGCTCCAGAGAATCGAACTATACTGCCTGATGTAACTGGGTTTAATGTAGAGTCGTCTGCTTCTACATTTAATACAAATGTTGCGGCTGATACAGCTGAATTAACAAATGCTGTAGTGGCTAATCCTGCTGTGGCAGGCAGTGCTGCTACTGTGGAATTTACATAAGATATTGTGGCTAAATTTGTAATATCAGGATACGGAGATACTGGTTGGATCCATTGACTGCTGGATCCGTCGTTAAAGTAAACATATAGTATACCAGTATTAGTGTCTAACCACAAATTTCCGCTAGAAGGAGATACAGGTACACTGCTACCTACTGAAACTGTGGTATTTCCACCACCACTTACTCCTGCTAAATTAGCTTTGGAAAGAAAGTCTGAGTTAGTAACGTTAGTTAAATCTGCTTTTGCTAAACTTACGCCGCCGACTGTCGATCCGTTGTAAATTCTAAGAGTGTTAGCTGTTTGATCGTAAAAAACTTCGCCCCTCGATCCTGAATTTCTATTTAAAAATCCAGAATCTCTAGGAATTATTCTTACTGCATCGAATACGGGTATTTTGGCCATACTATTATTTATTTAAATGTAACGCATGTTTGATAGATACTTTATGTATTTTTCAATGCCTGCATTAATTTGAATAAAATTTTCAACATCTACTCCTGAACTGATTAGTAAATTAGTATCAGCAAGGGTGTTAATTTGATACTGATTTTTAAGATCAGCTGGCATATCTATGAATTTTTTTGTTCCTGACCCTGTATGATCTATTATTGTATCCGCAATAGTTTCAAAATCTACCCTATTACCAGAGCCTAGATCGTAAATTCCGGGTTGATAATTGTTATACATAAAATGGTATATGGTCTTTGCCACGTCCTCTACCCATATAAAATCTCTAAAATAATTCTTACTGTTTTCAAATATTTTTATTTCTCCAGTCTTGTTGAGTTGCTCAAACCAGTGTAGAATTGAAGAAGCCATTCTGCCCTTGTGATATTCATTGGGTCCGTATACATTAAACAGTCGAAGAATAACTCCGTCTATTTCATTCTCGCTGAGTAGTTTGCTAAACGCATATTGATTCATCGGGCCCTGACCATTACCATAAACGGCTGCACTAGAAGTAAAAATAAAAGGTATGTTGCGCTCTTTACAAAATGTATTCCACTTTCTTGTTGAGTTAATATTTGAGGCATAAATTGAACTCCAATTTTTTTCTAAAGTGTTCGAATTAGCACCAATATGTATTACTCCGGTGATATTTTCATTAATAAAGTCAACATCATCTATTGATAACAGCCTTTTATATTGTTTACCGATTAAATTTTTATATTGATTTTCATAAGGCAAATCATCAACTATAAGAATATCAGTTATTTGTTGAGAATTTAAATATTCCAACACCACGCTGCCAATAAAGCCGCCCGCACCTGTTAATACTATCATAAAATTTCTTCTAATGTTGGAGCATAGCATCCAACGTGTTGAACTGTAACAGCGGCAGCTAGGTTTGCAAAATCCATTGCTCTTGTTATATTTTTAGTGTGTAGGTAATTGTAGGCTAGTGCAGCAAGAAAAGTATCTCCTGCACCTGTAACGTCTACTACCTCTACTTTTGGTGCCTTGGAACTATACTGCTGATGTATAGCATCTGCACCACTAGGACCACGTGTAACAATAAGTCCACTGCATTCACTTTTAATTTTGCTATACTCTAGTTCATTAATTTTAACCCATGCTCCTTGAAAACGATCTAAGTCTGTTTTCTTTGTATCTACAAATACAGGAATTTTGGTTTTAATCAATTGTTCTATTAGCTCATAGCTAACGGTTCCTTTATTGTAATCACTAATTACAATAGCATCGTAGTTGTCTAAATTGTAGTTAATTGTTGCCGGTGTAGAGATTACATCATTGTCAATTCTTACAATCTGTTGTTTACTTCTAATATCAATTAATCTAGTCTTTGTACTGTTTTCTCCGTATACAGAATAAACTTTGCACCCTAGGGTTACTAGATTATTACAGACATTGCCGGCCATGCCGGGTCTGCTTTCTTCGTGACTAAATTTAAATACAGGAACTGGAGCTTCGGGACTAATACGATCAACAGTACCATATTGATATATGTCTGTACAATTATCCCCTATGAGTAATATCTTGTATTGCTTTGGTTGTTGAGTATGGTTCAACTCTGTCATAAAATTTTATCTCTTTACAATATTCTGCACCTATTATAGGTCTATCTCGATAGTCACTGCCTTTGACCATTACATCGGGTTTAAAATCTTTGATTAGATCTATGAGTTCTTGATCAGTGTTAAAAATTTCTACTCGATCTACAAATTTCAATGCCGATAATAAATTTAAACGATCGTATTGTGAATTTATCGGACGACTATTATCTTTCAACTGTTTTACTCTGATATCACTATCTATAGCTACAAGAACAAACGAATTAGGATAACATCTTGCATATTCTAAAAGTTTTATATGTCCTAAGTGAACGATATCAAACGTTCCGTTTACAAAAATCTTAGTCATTTAATAATATATTTTGAATTTCTTCAAAGTTGTTTTTGTATAGTAAACCAATACCACCAACATTATTCCATTCGTGAATATTGCTGGTACGATCATCGATTAAAATATCGCCTGGTACGCAATGTGTGTGTTTGTCTTTGCTATACGGACCAAACATAACAGGAATATCTGGGTAGTGTTCTTGTATCCATAATACTTTATCATAAAAAGCCCACGAAACGTCATTAGCTTTAGGAACCGCAGTCAAAAACAACAGTTGATATTTGTTCTTTTTGCAATATGTTTTACAAAACTCTACAATTAGATCAGCTTCTTTTGTTTTTTTTAAATTTCTATAAAGTCTAGGATTTTCTTTTAATACATTCCAATCCTCGTCATCCCATCGATCGTGAACAATCTGTTGTTTATTTAAAATTTCGCTAGCATAACCGTTAAAGTCTGCTACAACACCGTCCATGTCTAAGTACAAAGTTGTCATTATTGACTGTCTCCTGGAAATATTCTAAAATTATCTTCAACTGAATCTGGTGTACTGACTTCAAAAATACTAGAATTTTCTTCTAAAGATTCTACCTGATGGGGTAACATAGGCGGGTTATGCCATATGTCGCCTTGCTTTAGTATTTGTTCGGTTACATTTGTTGTGTTAGTATCTAATATTCTTAATTTAAAACTACCAGAATTAATAAACCAAGTTTCGTCTTTTTCTTTGTGAAGGTGCATAGAAAACTTTGATCCAACTTTTTCAAATACCATTATTTTTCCGCAATATTTGTCAGTAGTTGCCCAGATTAATTCGTGGCCCCAACCTTTCTTAACAAATCCCGTTAGTCTCATTTTAATTGCCTGTGTTTTGTTAACTATTAATAGTACTCACTCTTAAATTTCCCGATATAGAAATTCTAAAATCATCCGATGAATAAAACGGATAAACAGTGTGCATCATTTTTGCAGGGAACAATATCATTCGTCTTTCATACGATTGATCAGTTGGAATGCACCATGGTGCAATCTGGCCCAGTGTGTCTGTATAATGAAAAAGAAAACTACCAGGAACTTGAAACAGTTCCGGAACGTGTGGCGTATATTTTTTTTCTTCTTCTATAGTATACGGAATTTTTACATATATTACAAAACTAAAATCGCCAGAATGATTATGTAATGGATTAAACTCATGTTTTTTTTGAAAGTTGATCCAAGCACCGTCCATCGATAAATTGTATTTTTCAGGAAGTTTAAATGATGGATATGCTATTTGATACTTTGCTGACATTTGCATTGCTAAAGTCTCAATAAGACTATGAGTTTTTTTTATCAAATATTCGTGTTTAATGTGCCCAATTAATTTATCATTCATGGGCTGTGCCTGACTAAAATTTTTTTGTATCTCTAAAGCTTCATCTAAGATTGGAAAAAATTCGTCATCTGATAAATCACATCCCATAAAACCTACATTAGGAAAATTACAACTATATATATTATTCATAATGTATTTCTTAATCTATAACAGAAATCCAGTCAACTATCAAATGTATTCTATCTTGGTTGCTGTTATTTTTAACACTATGAATCTTATTGGTATTATTGATCTCCCATATTTCACCAACTTTCATATGCATTAGTTCATCCCCAACTCTAAACTCACATTGATCATTTGTAATAAGTGGAATATGCATTCTATGACAAGCATCTAAACTACTGCCAGAATCTATATGTTCTGGTATAACACTATTAGCTGTTAAGTTTACCAAAATTGCCCTGGTTATATACCCAAACCCTAATTTTTCTTCAAAGATTGCAGTCAATACTTTTATCTCATCGGTAAAACGTTCAAAACTGGGATGGTAATTTACATTTTCTGATTCGAAATCTTTACTAAAAATTAAAGGAATGGTCAGCGTTTTTGCATGAACATCAAAAGTTTCTTGTCTAAATGTAAATTCTTTCCAGACGGTTTTATCAATATCTGCTAATTTATTTTTTAAATTTTCTACATTTAAACTAGATATAAATTTAAAATTAAAATTTTCTGATTCAATTAGTTTATATCCGCACTCAGACAACACCGGCATTTTTTTAGAAAATACAGAATTTATAATTTTTAATTGTTTGTCCGATAATTTTTTAATTTGAAACTCGTTCATATTTAAAATTTTCGAAGAGTATCCTTTGGTATTAAAAATTCTATTATTATCTATTCTAGTAATGTTTAAATATTCTTCTATCTGTTTAACAATTTCAGTAGTATTATTTGTTAGATCTTCATATGTAAAAACTAAATCATTTAAATATTTTTCACTATGTTCGAGTTGTATTTCTAAACATCTAATTGCATGAGTGGCTGCATCTATTAGAGAAGCGGCTGGGTTTGCACGTAAGATGCTTTCAACCATAGCGTATGGATTCCTAATCATTATTATGAACTTGGTATCTTCAAACTCTTCAGCCAACATATCAGCTCGTAGTATATCGGGAGGACTTTTTTGTAAAAATACAGTTGCGTTGGGATTTGAATTAGTCCAATGAAAATCCCATTGGCGTTTAATTATTTCCCACTCATAATTTTTTTTGTTTCTAAATATATCTTCTTTTTTAGTAAAAAAATGAGAAACGCCATACTGGTAAGCAAGTGGTCCAACAAAATTTTCGCAAAACTGTCCTTCGCCTGGTAAAATTGCAACATCGGGGGAGGTTGCAATTAAATCATGTAATATAGAACTGCCGCTGTTATTGGGAACTAATAGAAATAAATGCATTTTTGTAATCCTCTAAATTGTCAAAATTCCAACCCATACTTAAATTAACTCTACTGTCAGTGGATAGTATTGTAGTTCCGTGAGCAGTATGCGACGGACTAAATGCCCAACCATCTCCTGGTAAAATCTTGTAAAGTAATCCATCTATAATTGGATTGCCACTAAACTCTGGTTTTTCCATAATTAAATTAATTCTTAGATGAAACGGACCGTAATCGTCCTTGTGTCGTTGTATGTAACTTGGTGCAAGATTATAAGTAATAATATTTCCAATCTTGGTATCAGGAATACCGTTGTGCTGATTAAATATTTCGTTAAATGCTGTAACAATGTCATTAATAGGTTCGAATTTGTTGTCTAATATTCGATAACGCCATCGATTATCTCCTGCCATATTTTTTGACATTTTACCTTCTTCAAATAATGTGCGAGAATATGTTGCAATTTGATTGCAAGATTCTGCTGGCACAATATTTTTAAAAACGACTACGTTTTGAAGTATGTCTGAAAATTTCTGGATAGAATAGTTTGTAAAATTCAATGTTGTCATCTATGATCCCTTGATTATGTTCGCCCAAGACTGAATAGTCCGGTTCTCGATATGTAATTTCTTTACCTACCGTATGATCAACATAGGCCCAATATGCCGAGTCATATTCTTTTATTTTATGATTTAAGTTAGTAAAGTCATGTTGAAAATGATCATAACCTAACGAATTATATAATGATGTTATTGTGGCCGTTGGATCTTTGGTGAGATCCTCGTAGCGCATAACAATAAAGTCGTTAGGATTTTTTTTATAAAGATCGTAGAACTTTGAAAAATATGGTAAGCAAACGCCAAGAGCACTTAATGGATTTTTAAGCCAAAATTCTACTCTATCTCTTTGATTTAATCGATGCGGTGTAAGGCTTTGATATTCAGGAAGTGAATATCTCAGATAAGGAAATTCGGGTAATAATTTTTCAAAACTTAATACAACTCCGCGTAAGTCCCTAATACAAAAAATAAATTTTGAGTTCGGATATAAAGTTTTTAATTCGTCATAAAACATTATCCACGGTCTACCTTTGCTGAATACTATAGGTTTGTCAGTTTCAGCTTCGTGCCATCCTCGGATTGCTCCTCCAGCCATTCCGTAAAAACGTTTTTTTAAATTTTTATGATCCGTAGATGCAAAATCTGTCTGCGGTCCCATATTTTTAATTATAGATTCTAATATACTCGGAACTGGAGTAGTTCCTGTAGCATAAAAATTTGGATTTTGGTCAAGAACTGCGGTTAATGTTGTAGATCCAGTTCTTGGAAGTCCTACAATAAAATGAATATCTTTCATCTCAATGGTCTCCCTTTTATCCAAGTAACCAGCGCCCATCTTTCGCCTTGTGTAACTGGTAACACTTCATGAAATGCCAATGACGGAAACAATACAACTTGTCCTTGCTCTTTTGGTAGTGTAATGTCAGTTCTAAGATATAATACTAAATCTCCGCCTGAAAACTCAGATGGGTCTGACAATAATGCAGTGTATGATATTTTCCGTGTGGTAAAATTTCCACCAAAGTCGCTGTGTTTATTGTAATGACTTTGAATACTTGAAGCTGCATCAAATTTATATTGCAATAATTCTATTGTTTCAATAAGACTAACATCAAGATTCCAAAAATCTTTGTTAGCCGACAGTAATGTGTTACATACCTTGGTATATATCCAGGAAAATTTTTCGTTATTTGGCAAGAGCCATCGATTAACTTTTCGAAACGATTCGTCAATCGTCTGATCTTCTGAATTAATTTGTGCCGGGACAAGTTCTAAACTGTTGCTTGCTTGTTTTATTTCTTCGCATTCAGACGATGTCCACATAAATTCTCTAGCAGTTTCGGGACTGTCCCTATTGATTAGTAGATAATCTATCCATTGTTGATAAGCATTATCAATATAGAGCATTATTTTTTTTCCAGCAATAAAGAAACTTCAGGTAGGTACAAGTATTTTAAATCACTTTTTCTTAAAGTGCTTAATGCATCATCAATAGTTTCTACTAGTGGATCTCCGCCTAGATTAAAACTGGTATTAAACAAGATTGGTACATTGCTTAATTTATTAAATTCTTGAATTAACTTGTAGTAATGAGGATTCTGTTTTTCTGTAACAGTTTGAACTCTGCAAGTGTCATCCACGTGAGTGATAGACGGCACAACACCTAACTTTTCTTTTTTTACATCTACTGCATACATCATAAACGGACTTTCTTCCATTCCCGCCATATCAAACCATTCGTGTACATTTTCTTTTAGTACAGTACCTGCAAATGGTCTAAACCACTCACGACGTTTAACTTGATTAACAATGTCTTTGCCGTTAGGCACAGTAGGATCAAACAAAATGCTTCGATTTCCTAATGCACGTGGGCCAGCTTCGCTACCGCCTTGGAACATACAAACAATATTTTTATTTCTTATGAGACCAGCAATGTCTGCGTACGATACTGTAGTTGCTTTAAAATCATCTAATTCTATTAATTGATCAACATCAATAGTATATTTTGGCCCGTGATATATATTAGTCTGCGGATGTTTTACGTCATTTTGAAATTCTTTAAAATGTACAAGTCTCGCAGCACCGATCGATGTGCCGGCATCGTGACTAATAGGCTCCACATACAAGTTAACATCTGCCGGAAGATTTTTCTTATAGAAATAATTTGCTACACAATTTAAACCATATCCTCCTGCAATAACTACATTTTTATTGCC